CTGTTCAATTTATCCCCGAAAATGACAGAAACGGTTCACAAAGGCCCGATGACTGGTAATGTGTAGAAAATGACCCTAGAACTTGTACAAAGCGCGCCAGCCCTTACAGGGGCTGTCTTACCTAGGCTGCATACGCCATGGCTCGAAGGCGAATCTAAGGTAGATGCCATTATTGAACTTGCTGAGAAAATTGGCCAGCCCCTTTTAGAGTGGCAGATCGTAATCCTGCGAGATATGTGTGCCGTAGATGAAAATCAAATGTTTGTGAAAAAATCTAGCTTGTTAGTTTGTAGTCGGCAGTCCGGTAAGAGCCACGTTTTGCGTATGCGCGTATTAGCTGGGCTGTTCTATTTTGGCGAGATGAATATACTGATTATGAGTTCCCAGATGCTCATGGCCTCTAAGTCGCTTGAGATCATGGCAGGCATTATTGACCGTAACGAGTTCCTGCGCCGCGAGGTAAAAGGCGGCAATATCGAAAAGGCTTACAAACGCACTAATGGCAATAACCGCATTATCTTAGAATCAGGTGCGGAAGTTCGAGTAGTAGCTGCGACTGCAGACTCTAGCCGCGGTTTAACCGCCGATGTAGTTTGGATAGATGAGCTGCGCCATGTTGGTAGCGATGCGTTAGATGCCGTAAAGAGTACGACTTTAACGCGTAGGAATTCGCAGCGGTTCTATACGTCCAATGCTGGATTTAAGGATAGCCACGTCTTAAATGACATGCGCGAAAGATCGCTAAACAAGCCGCCTAAGTCGGTGGGCTATTACGAGTACAGCGCGCACGATGGCTGCGATATATGGGATCGATCAGCCTGGGCGATGGCTAACCCGTCATTGGGTTACTTAATTACCGAAGCGGCCATGGAAGAGATCGTGGCGACATCGGATTACAGCGCGGTAATGACTGAGAACTTATGCAAGTGGGTAGGCACAGACTTATCACCATGGACACCTGGCAGCTGGGATGAGTGTGCTGATCCTGATCTAATCATGTCCCCTGGTATGTATTCGATGTTTGCTTTTGATATTGAGCCACACTCTAAACGCCACGCAGCTTTAATGGCTGGGGCTATATTGCCCGATGGCCGCATAGGTATAAGCCTAGTTAAGACGTGGGAGTCCGATCGCGCTATTGATGAGCTAAAGATTGCCGTAGATATAAAGGCTTACTGCGATGAGTGGATGCCTAAGCAAGTGCTGTTCGACAAATATACCGGGCAGGCTATTGCCGATCGCCTGCATGTATCGGGCGTAAAGGTAGAGGATTGCTCAGGATCGCAGTTCTACGTTGCCTGCCAGACGTTTAAAGATTACATTGATAACAAGCGCGTAGTTCACGGCAATCAAGAATTTTTGAACGAGTCCATGGATAACGTAGCTGCTAAATCCAACGACCAGGCGTGGAGAATCATCCGCAAACGCAGCAGCGGCAGCGTAGCCGCGCCAATTTCAGCGGCCATGCTGGTAATGCACCTATCTAAGCCAATGCAGGAAGCCAAGATATACGCCTAGCGACACGCCGAGCAGAATCGGTAATGTGCTTGACAATTTGAGAAAATCCCACCTATGGGATTACTGGAAACTTTAGGCTTTAAGGGTAAGGCAGAAGTTACTGCTCAATATGCCCCTGCCATCATGGATACCAGCTACGGCGTAGGCATGTACAGCTATAACAGCGGCCTATCTAATTATGGTTATGGCGTTGCGATGGATCGCAATTTAGCTTTGCAGGTTGCCAGCGTTAGCCGTTGCCGTAATTTAATTGCAGGTGTTATCTCTAGCATCGATCTTGGACTATACAAAAAATCTACAGGCAAAAAATTAGAATCCCCGGTATGGCTAGATCAAATGGATATTCGCCAACCACGCAGCGTTACGATTGCTTACCTAGTCGATGCGTTGCTGTTCTACGGCGTGGGCTACCTACGCGTATCGTCTTTGTACCAAGATGACAATCGCCCATCAGGTTTTGAATTTATATCTAATACACGCGTTACAGTAACTACAAATAAATACGGCGATGAAGTCGAATATTACGCAGTTAATGGCCAGCGCGTACCTATGTCGGGTATTGGTTCGCTAGTTACATTTCAATCATTACTGCCAGGTGTATTACAAACTGGTGGCCGCACTATTCAAGCTGCGTTAGATATTCAAAAGGCTGCAGCAGTTGCAGCCGCTACGCCAATGGCCACTACAATCTTAAAAAATACTGGTGCAGATTTACCAGAGGCACAGGTACAAGGTTTACTAGCTGCATGGAAAGCCGCGCGCAATAATCGCAGCACCGCATATTTAACTAGCACTTTAGAGGCGCAAAATATTGGGTTCTCACCTAAGGACATGACCTACAATGAAAGCAGCCAGTATTTAAGTACTGAAATTAGCAGATTAATGAACGTACCTAGCTTTATGATTAGCGCGGATATGAATAACAGCATGACATATCAAAATATTTTAGATGCTAGAAAAGAATTTATGGCTTACTCATTACAGCCATTTATTAGCGCAATCGAAAACCGTTTAAGCATGGATGATATAACTGCGCACGGCAACGTAGTACGTTTTGCTATCGATGAAACTTTCCTACGCGCAGACACTATGGCGCGACTAGATGCAATAGAAAAAATGTTAAACCTTGGTTTGATAGATATATCGCAAGCGCAAGAGATGGAACAATTAACGCCTAATGGATCAGGAGATACCGAAAATGTTACACTTAACGTTTAATAACTCAATCGAGGCGGCAGATACAGAACGCCGCATGATCTCAGGCAAGATCGCGCCATACGGCGAGGTTGGCTATACATCCGCTGGCCCTGTTGTTTTTGAACGCGGATCTATTTCAATTCCAGATGTAACAAAAATTAAATTACTAATGCAGCATGACAGCACAAAGCCAGTAGGTCGCGCTACATATTCCAGCGATGATGAAAGTGGCATGTATGCATCGTTTAAAATTTCAAGTAGCAGCCGGGGACAGGATGCACTTGTACTAGCTCAGGAAAACCTTGTATCTGGTTTATCCGTTGGTGTGGATGTTTCCGCATCAAAGCAGATGAAAGGCTACCTGTTAGTTACCGCTGCAGTCCTGAAAGAAGTAAGCCTAGTAGAGTCGGCTGCTTTTGATTCAGCGGCCGTAACTGATATTGCAGCTGCTAAAGCTGCACTAGAAGCAGCAAGTACCAAAACCACAATCATCCATACAGAGATGATTGAAACCGAAACCGAAACCGAAACCGAAAGCGAGGCAGCTGTGACTACAGCCCCTATTGATACACCGGATGTACCGGCAGAAAAACCAGTCGAGGCTGCACCAGTTCAAGCAGCTCGCCCAATTATTCGCCCATCCGTATTAGACAGCCAGACAGTCCGTACACCAATTACATCTATGGGTAAGTACACAGAGCATAAAATCAAAGCCGCTATGGGTAACCAAGATTCAATGCTTTATGTAACAGCTGCAGATGATTCTTTCAGCACTAACCCAGGCTTTAACCCAACACAGTACCTAAGCGAGTTTGTTACTAACACACGTTTTGGTACACCTACTATCGATGCATGTAGTCAAGGCGTTTTGCCACCTACAGGTATGACAATCAACGTGCCTTCACTTGTGACATCTGCAGGCGGCGGTACAGGCGTAGCACCTGTTGTAACAGTCGAAGCAGAAGCAGGCGCAGTACAAAATACAGGCATGGAAAGCCCATTTCTTTCTGGAACTGTATCTAAGTACAGTGGCATGAATACGCTATCCGTAGAATTGTTAGAAAGAGCTGGATACCCTGGCTTTTATGACGAGCTTACACAGCAATTACAAAATGCTTATTTAACAGCTATCGATACAGCCGCACTAGTAGCATTACAAGCTGCTGGAACTGCTGCCACACCTACAACAGCAGATAGTGCTGGCATTATTTCTTACTCATCAGAGGCAGCAGCTTTTATTTATAAAAGCACTGGTTACTTTGCGCAAAATTACATTGGAAACCCTTCACAGTACCAGGCACTATTAGGTGCTGTGGATACAACTGGCCGCCCAATTTATAACGCAATTCAACCAATGAACGCAGCAGGCCAGGTTGCACCTTCATCAATTCGCGGTAACGTATTAGGTCTAGATCTATATGTAGATAAGAACTTTACTGCAACTACTTTTGACGATAACTCAGCAGTAATCCTTGCACCTGAGGCATTTACTGTTTATCGCAGCCCACAGGCTTTCATGTCTGTAAATGTAGTTTCTAACCTGCAGGTTCAGGTTGCTATCTACGGCTTTATGGCCACTATTGCAAAAATGCCTAATGGCATTGTCAAATACCAGAAGGCATAACTAATAACCCTAATAGTCGGTAGGGCATTAGCCCTTTGCCCTACCGACCCCTACTAAGTAAGGAGTACCGATGCCAGCTAGTTACGTTACCGTAGCCGAACTACGTGCCAATTTAGGTATCGGTACTCTTTACTCAGATAGTACGGTGGAAGAAGTTTGCCAATCTGCTCAGGATCAAATAAATAGTTTTCTATGGTTTGATTCTGCGCCAGTCGTGGGGACTGCATTGGTAAGCAACGTTGCTACCGTAATGATCGCCAACCCTGGCATATTTACTGCAGGAGAATCAGTAACTATTGCTGGGGCTGGATCAACTTTTAACGGCACTTATACAATTACAGGCACTATTCCATTTTCAACAGGCACAGGAAATATTTTGCCTGCGTTTAACTTGCAGCTTAATTATTTCCAATACCCACAGGGTTATAGCTTTATTCAATATGCCAAGGTTGCAGCAGATCAGAATTTCCGCCGTGTATTGCCTTATGGCACAGCCACAGGCGAGGATACAAAAACTGCTACCTACGTTAATACAGCAAGCGTTAGAGAAGCGGCCATGATTTTGGCAGTTGATATTTGGCAGGCCAGGCAGGTCAGTCAGACTGGCGGCGTAGGTTTAGACGGCATGAGTATTAGCCCATATCGCATGGGTAACAGCATGATCGGCAAAATCAGGGGGCTTATTTCTCCGTACCAAAACCCGAATAGCATGGTGGGTTAAATGCCTACACCTGCTATTACTACGTTACGCGCAACCGTTGCAGCTGCACTAACTAATGCTGGCGTGTGGAGTACGTTTGATTTTCCACCGGCGACAATTCTCGCAAACAGTTGCATCGTTGCGCCAAATGATGTTTATTTGGAAACTAGCAATAACAGCCAATCCGTTATCTCACCTAAAGTAAATCTGCGGATTATTTTATGTGTGCCAATGTTCGATAACCAAGGAAATTTGAACGGCATCGAGGATTTTATTGTACAAGCGTTCAACAAACTATCATCATCTGCGATAGTTTTTAATATAAATAGTGTTAGTGCGCCAACGGTGCTAAACGCAGCAAGCGGCGATTTACTAACTGCAGATATGTCCATAACCGTACTATCAAGTTGGAGTTAAAAAATGCCTGATAAAGATACAGAGTTAGCCTGGCTAATTAAAGTTGGCCAAGTGAAAGAAAACGCAGCACCATCTAAAGCCACTACAAAAACAGACGAGGAATAAACAAAATGGCAATTTATCTTAATAACAATGTTGGCATTAAACTTGCCACAGCAGCCGCGCCAACAACACCTAGCATTGATATTTCTAGTTATGTAACGGCAATTACCCTTACACAAATTTGGGATGAACTTGAAGTCACGACAATGGGCGATCTCAGTCATCGTTTTACGGCCGGGCTACAAGCTGCAACCCTGAGCATCGACTTCCTAAATGACTGGGCATCATCTCAGGCTATGCAGACACTAAATGCTGCAGCTGGTCAAACTCTAGCCGTATCAATGATTACAAAAAAGGGTACAGCCGTAGGTGCTGATAATCCTACATATCAATTTAATATCTTGGTAAATAACCTAACCCCTGTAGGTAGCGGTGGCGTAGCCGATGAAGCTGCATCTAGCCTTTCATTTACAGTAAATTCCGTTGTAACCGTATCACCAACGGTTCCGTTCTAATCTAAATACGAAAGGGCAAACAAAATGGCAAAACTCAAAATAACAAGGGCAACTGGCGAGGTAACTGAGCATCAGATTACGCCGTCAATCGAGTATGCCTTTGAGTTGTATAAAGGTAAAGGATTCCATAAATGCTTTGTTGAGGATCAAAAGCAAACCGATGTTTACTGGTTAGCTTATGAGTGTCTTAAAAGAGCAGCTGTAACAATTCCGCTATTTGGCGCAGAGTTCATGGACATGCTCGCCAAGGTGGAAGTGTTAGACGACGACCCGGAACTATAGGGCGCGATTCATTTACTTATCTGATCGCACGGATCAGTTTGGAAACAAGTATCGCGCCACAGTATTTATTAGAACTAGATCGTAGGATGTTGCAAGCGATGTTAATGGGATTAAAAGACCGAAATAAGGAGTCAAGAAATGCCAGTCGAGGTAAAGGGCGCAATAGAACTGCGTAAGGCTTTACGCGCCTATGCCCCTGATCTGGCAAAATTAGTTACTAAGGAAATGGGAGTCGCCCTAAAGCCAGTTGCCAAAGCTGCTCGCGGTTACGCGGTGGGCGATTCTCAAATCCTAAGTAATTGGCTACCTAAGACAAACAGTCAAGGCAGGTTTCCAACCTACAATGCTAAAGCCGTAGATGCAGGAATTGGGTATAAGACATCGCCAAGTAAACCAAACACACGAGGTTTTACATCATTAGCAAAATTATTTAACAAATCTGCAGCTGGTGCTATTTATGAAACTGCTGGCCGAATAACACCTAATAGTGTATTTGTGCAAAATCTAAACAATAAGGCAGGCGGTTCTATGAAGGGATCGCAGAAAATGCAGGGGCGCGTTTTGTATCGTGCCTATCAGGAAAACCAAGGCAAGGCGCAAGATGGCGTTTTACGCGCTATTGAAAAAGCCAGATTGTTATTTAACAGCCGATCTAAGGTGGTGAAGTAATGGCCTCTAATATAGTTATTGATATTGCCGCCGAGTTCACCGGCAAGAAGGCGTTTAATCAAACTGAAAAGGCTATTGACAAGCTAGGCAAAAGACTTAAAAGCGCGTTAATTGGCGGCTCAATTCTTGCCCTAACCAATCAGGCTATAAAGGCGTTTGCCGAAGGAGAAAAGTCAGCAGCTTTACTTGCTAACTCTTTGGAAAATCTAGGTTTTGGCATGGCTACAAAGTCGGTTGAAGCCTTTATTGGTCAGCTGCAATTAGCTACAGGCGTGTCCGATACTGAGTTAAGACCTGCTATGTCGAGATTAGTCCAGACTCTAGGCTCAGTAGCCTTGGCGCAAGATGCTTTAACTCTGGCGATGGATGTAAGTGCAGCTAGTGGTATTAACTTGGATACCGTTGTATCAGATATTGCACAAGCCTATGCAGGTAACTTAAAAGGTTTAAAGAAATACAACTTAGGTTTAACTGCACTTGAATTAAAAACCATGTCAGTTAGCGACATTATGGCAAAGTTTAATGACATTTTTGGTGGCGGTGCTGCTGTAGCAGCCGATACCTTTGCTGGTAAATTGGCTCGCATTACAACTGCGTTAGATAAGGCTAAAGGAGATTTAGGTAAAGGCATTATCGATGCCCTTATTGTGGCTACTGGATCGCAGGATATTGAGGCATTACAGCAAAAAATTATTGACTTTGGCAAATACGCCGGGGAGTCAATCGTTAGATTAGGCCAAATAGTTAATGATTTCTTACCTGTTATTAAAACAGTCGGTGCAGCCTTTGCCGCTTTATTCATAGTTGGCAAAATTCAAGCTGGCGTAAATGCAATCATAAGAATTATGGGTGGCCTTACTAAGGCTATGAAGGCTCTTAGAGTTGTTGCCCTAACTACTGCCATCGCCCAGGCATTTGTACTTAATCCTCTAGGTGGCGTAGCCGTAGCTGCTGGCATTATCGGCATTATTGCAGCTGTTGGCGTTGCAGTAGATGGCCTCGATGCCAAATACCTTGCACTAGGCAAAAAACAAAAAGATTTCTTAGAAGGTACAAACGGCTTAAAATTTGGCCAACGATTTGACCTTACAGAGTACAAGGCACTTTTAGCTGAGGAAAAAAGGCAAGCTGAGCTAGACAAGAAAAATGCAGATGCGCTTAAAAAGGCTGAGGCTGCAGCTGCGGCAGCACGGGCAAAACAAGCCAAACTAGAATTAGCAGCTAAGCAAAAATCAGACAAACTGGCCAAGGCATCTGCCATGTTTGACCTTGATAAGATTCAAGTAGCAGCAGCCCTTAAAGGCAAAATCACCGATGAGGAAAAACTACGCCTGCAGTTACAGCAAGCAATTCTTAATGAGAACGATGAACTAGCAGATAAGTTACAGCAAAAACTAGAGGCATCTCAAAGAGCTACAGCCAAATTGACTGCAGACATTATTGGCATTAAACCAGGCGTAAACCCATTTGATGCATGGTTAAATAAATTAGATGAGATAGCTGCAGCATTAGGCATGATTGCTGGGGTAACCTTTAATCCTAGTCAAAGTAAAGATCGCAATTATGACCAAAAAAGCGGTGCAGCAGGTGGCGGTGCAGCAGGTGGCGGCGCAGGCGGTGGCGGTGGCGGTGGCGGTGGCGGTGGTACAAGCGGTAGTGTTCCAACTGAAGTAATACCACCAGCACCTTATGTAGGATCTTCATTTTATGACTTAGAAAATATGTTCCCTGTTATTACAAAAACCTCTAGTGCTGCTAGTTCAGCACCAAGCATTACAGTAAATGTAAATGCTGGCTCGGTAATTATGCAGGATGATCTAATAACTGTTATTAATGATGGAATAATTGCAGCTCAAAAAAATGGCTACACTCAGCTGCCTAATGGGGCGATCGTAACCTAATGACACTACCAGTAATTAACGCGTTCATAAATTTTAGTACGGGGCCATCGTTCGCCCAGGCTTTCATAATCGGAGAAGGCATCCTAGGTACTAATATCCTTGCCGATTCAGCTGCGGTTATCGTAGATGTAAGTAACGTGGTAGATAGCGTAACTATCAAGCGCGGCCGCAATCCGCAGGTAGATGAATTCCAGACTGGCACTATGACTTTACGCATTGTGGATCAAAATGGCGCGTTCAACAGTCAGAACCCCAGCAGCCCCTATTTTGGCCTTTTAGACCCAATGCGTAAGGTATCTATATCGGCTACCTACGGCGGTGTCACGTATGCCATGTTTTCGGGATTTATTACCACATACACGACGACTACGCCACGCATGGCTACAGATATTGTTTATACAACCATCCAGGCAGTAGATGCCTTTAGATTGGCTCAAAATGCCCAGATTAGTACCGTAACCGATTCAGGTGCAGGGCAACTATCAGGTACACGCATTAATAAAATACTTGACCAAATTGGTTGGCCTACCTCTATGCGCGATGTAGATGCAGGTTTAACTACTTTGCAGGCAGACCCTGGCACAGCTCGTACATCCTTAGCGGCATTACAAACTGTTACAAATTCTGAGTACGGCGCGTTTTACGTTGACCCATCGGGATCGTTCGTATTTCAAGATCGAACAGTTACTACGGCAAGCGTGGCAGGTACGCCAGTAGTATTTAACGATAATGGTAGCGACATCCAGTACGCGAACGCCGTATGGCGTTTGGATGATACTTTGGTTTTTAACCAAGCAAACGTCACGAGAACGGGCGGTAGCGTTCAGTCCGCACAAAACGCAGCTAGTGTTACTAAGTATTTTGCCCATACTTACAATATCCAAAATTTGCTTATGCAGACCGATGCCGTAGCCCTGGATTATGCCCGTGCTTATGTTGCAAGCCGTGCTGAAACTAGCGTTAGATGCGATTTTATTGAACTCGATCTATACACAGAAAACTATAACGCTGGCATTATTGCAGCTTTAGATTTGGACTATTTTGATCCTGTAACTATTACTACCAACCAGCCAGGTGGATCAACCCTTACAAAAACCCTGCAAGTTTTCGGCGTGGCGCATAACGTGACACCGAATAGGTGGCGTACAACCTTTACTACACTTGAACCCGTGATAGACGGGCTTATATTGAATTCGACCCTATACGGCGTACTTGATACGTCGGTACTAAGTTACTAAGGAGATAAGAAAATGGGAGCTGGATTAGGCTTTAAGGATTTTACAACCGGAGAAGTCTTAACGGCTAATGACGTTGATGGCTACTTAATGCAAGGCGTGTGGGTGTTTGCCGATGCAGCAGCCCGTACAGCTGCGGTAACAAGCCCACAAGAAGGTAATATGTCTTTCTTAAAAGACACCAACTCAACTGAATATTACAGCGGATCGGCATGGGTTGCCGTAGGTGGGGCAAGCGCCACTACTTATACACTTATCAACGCTGGTGGTACTGCCCTTTCAGGATCAAGTACAACAGTTAGCGGCATTAGCGGCAAGAATAAGTTATTTGTTTATGTTGCTGGCATGTCATCAACTGCTGCAAGTGCCTATTGCCTCGGCGGTATCAATAATGATTTCACCACAAATTATCGATGGTTTGGTTTAACTTCAACAAATGGCGCTGGCGCAATAGGCGATGGTACTGCGACTGGTTCAGAGTTATTTTTTGGTCAAATGGGAAACTCAGCAGCCGATACCATAAGTGGATCTTGCTTTATTGATGGCGCAAACAATACTGGCATAAAGCCATACACAATGGGATCGCGAGCAACTGGTAC